CAGACAGATCATCTGCTGATTTCTGTTTCTGAATTTCGTCATATTCGTCTATCAGTCCAAGAATAGTGCATATCTGCCTTGTCACAACGTCTTCGGAAAGATACTGTGCCGCCTGAACCATAAGCTGTAATTCTTCTGCCTTATTGATAGGTTCGTCATACTGAAAGCTGAAAGCTTCTTTCGTGTCAATGCCTGCTATGTTCAGAATGCCTTTGATGAAGCGGCGAACGTTGCTTTCAATGGCTGATGTTTTCAGCCTTAACGGTGCGTATGCCTGCTTTATCTCTGTTGCTGTGACATTTCCTGCTCTAAGCGTCTTTGTCTGCATAGACATCATATCATCGTTTAGCTTGTCGTTCAGCATTGCTATTGATGATTCAGACGCTTGCACAGGTACGGTCATCTGATGTGGTATTGCTTCGCCGTCATCGTCAATGTGTATGATGTGAGATTTCAGCGTATTGATAATAAAATTGCTGTCTGCAACATCGTCCATACCGCCGAAATTCTTCAAAATCCAGTAAATAAACTCACCTTGTGCGGTGTTGTTGATAAGCTGTGACTGCATAAGGTCAAGTGCGGCTAAAGTCTCACGGTTTCCGACAATTTCCGACTGATTATTTCTGTTATATAGCGGATATATCGGTAGCGTTGAATACTGATAAACGCTTTCAGAATAAACGCCGTATTCATCTTTATACATCTTCGTTTCATACGGTCTTTTTTCGCTTACCTGTTCAAGCGGTTTTGGGTTTCCTTCTTCGTCAAGTTCCTGCTTGTATTCGGTGTAGCCGTCTTCTTCATAAAGCGTTGCCATTAACGGTTTCTGCTTGTCAATCTGCGTAAATCTTACACCTGCCCGAATTTCGCTTGTGTAATCATCGGGGATCGCCTTGAACTCCTTAAACGCAAACTTCATCAGCTTGTCGCCGTCGAAATATCCATAGCTTACGCCGCTGTTTTCAGCGTCCGTCAGGATATCCATTAAGATATCATCGAAATCACTTCCAAGACGGTCTTTCACGTTGCTGTCATTGAACGTAACGCCGTTACCAAGCAGATAACTTACGCTTTCCGTGATTATCGCATAATAGCGGTTATTACCTAACTTGTGGTTAGGATTGATAACATCTTTATGTGCCATACCCCGTAAATCGTAGATGAATTTTTCAACAGCGGCAATGTCGGGGCTACGGTGCTTAAAATACAGTTCGGCTATTTCAGCCGTTTTGTATTCGGGGCTGTGAATGTGTTCGGAAATCGCATTTTCAACAAACTGCAAGCGCAACTGACTATTGTCACCGCATTTCTGTAAATCCGAAAAAGTAAGCATTTTTCATATTCTCCTTTCAAGTCCATGATAACTGATAATCAGCTTTTCCTTTTGCAATTTTTGCCGTTCTGACAAAATACCTCATAGCGTCCATAAGGTGATCATTTACCTTTATCGGTCTATCTTCAATTTCCGATTCGTCCCAAACATAGCCGTTTATTTCTATGTCGAAATTTTTCAAATCGGGCATGATTCTGATATATCCGTTTTTCAATGACGTTGCTGTGTCTCTGATACCGTCAAGCACGTCATTGTCAGCCTTTTTCACACGGTATTTTGTGCCGTTACGTCTTAACAGCGTGATGAATGAAGCCGCTGACGGGTCAATGATCGTATACAGACAGCCTTTGATATCTTCACGCCACTTGTTCAGGTCTTCGAGATATTCACCGTCTGTTTTGGAAATACCCTCATTTCTACCACTATAGTAATACTCACGGACGGCATACCACACATTGCCGTATTTCGCCCACAGCAGGGCGGCAAAGGCGTTCTGTGTTCCGTAGTCAATAGATATGACATACTGTGACGGCTTGACCTTTTCAGGCGGCTTTCCTATGCTCTCTTTGTACATAGGATATATAACACCCTGTGCAAGCACCCACAGACCGAGAATAAAACGTTCATAGAACACGCCTGTGTACATACTGCGGTAACGCTCTTTGATATCCTCTGCAAGCGACAAATTGTCTTCCATTGTAAAATGAAGATACAGCAAACCTTTGTCTTTTGCGCAGTCAATCCAATCCGTTTTGAACCAATGTGAAGGATAAGACGGGTTACAATTAAACCACAGCTTTGACCCCTTAACAGAACATCTTGCCGTTGCCTGACTTACAAACGATTCAGGCATAAGTGCGACTTCGTCAAGTAATACGCCTGCAAGCGTTACGCCCTGAATCAGATCCTGTGACCGTTCATCTTTGCCGCCGAATATGTAAAAATCATTTTCAACAGCGCCGCTTGATATAATCACTCTGTTTTCTGACAGCTTATCTTTGACGGTATATCCACGCCCTGCAAGCATCACTTTTAACCAACACAGCACGTTTCGGCGAAAAGAACCAACGGTTTTTCCGCACATACCGAACGACTGTCCGTTAAATGATGTCATAGCCCACAAAACAAAGCTCAAAGACATTGCAAGAGATTTTCCCGAACGTATAGACCCGTCAGCTATGATACCATATGAATCCTTAACAGGTGAAGCGTCAGTCCACCAATTCAGTAACTGACGCTGTTTTTTTGAGAACGGGCAAAAAATAAAAGTATTAGTGTTATTCATAAATATTTTTCACCTTAACAGCTTTCTGCCCTGTGAATTTTTCCCACCTGTCAATGATTACATCAACATAGTGTGGGTCGAGTTCACACATATAGCATTTGCGGTTTAACTGTTCGCAGGCGATAAGTGTTGAACCACTACCGCCGAAAAGGTCTAAAACCGCATCACCTTCATGCGTGTTGTTGCCTATTTGATACGCAAACAACCCGACTGGTTTCATTGTCGGGTGTAAATCTGCTCTTGTCGGTCTGTCAAAGTTTAATACAGTTGTTTGCTTTCTATCGCTCGCCCACAGATGACTTGCTCCGTCTTTCCATCCATAAAGACATGGTTCATGTTTCCATTGATAATCTTGCCTGCCGAGCACCATCGAGTTTTTATTCCAAATAAGGCACTCTCTGACTTTCCAATTGTTATCCGCACACGCTCCCCTAAAGTTATAACCCTCTAAATCTGCATGCCATATGTAAAAAACCGCACCTGCTCTCATTGCTGAATCTGCGCTTGAAAAAGCATCACGCAAAAATTGACGAAATGAATCGTTGTCCATTTTATCATTTTGGATTTTAAGAGCATCTTTGGTTTTGCCTGTATAATCAACGTTATATGGAGGGTCTGTTAAAAGCATATCAGCCTTTGCCCCATCCATAAGCCTGTTGATAACATCAGCATCGGTACTATCTCCACAAATAAGCCTATGATTGCCCAGCTGGTATATATCACCTATTTTCGACTTAGGCTCTGCAGGCGGATTCACGTCATAGTCGTCTTCGATTATTTCTTTTTCTTCTTCAAGGATATCAATAGCAGACAAATCAAAGCCGAAATCAGACATATCAATGTCAAGAATGTTTGAAAGTTCTTCATCGAGTTTTTCAAAATCCCACATTGAAAGTTCAGCAGTCTTGTTATGTGCAAGAGTATATGCCCGACGCTGTTCATCTGTCAGATCGTCAAGATGAATGACAGGGACTTCTTTCATACCGAGTTTCTTTGCCGCTTGAAGCCTGCCGTGCCCCTCAATAATGATGTTTTTTTCACCCCATACGCCTATTGGATCATTAAAGCCGAACTCCTTAATGCTCTTAACTATAGCATTAATATCAACGTCTTCGTGTTTTCTTGCATTCTTTTCATATGGTGTTATTTTTTCTATTGATAAATAATCAAGTTTAATCTGCATCTTCATTCTCCTCTTCTTTCCAATCTTCAGAAGCTGTGCTGTTCAACGCTTCAAGGAAGTTATCGGACACAGCAACTGTCGATTCTGTTACAACCTTGTCTGTCATGCCTAAATAGTTTTTGCAGTAGAAAATATGCACAGCGGCGTTTTTCTTTGCAAGCTCAAATCCTGCACGACGTAAACCTATCTTACCGACTGCACGTTTTTCTTCGGCAACCTCTTTAAAGCTCTTGCCGTATTCACGAACGCAAAAACGCCTGATAGTTTCATCACACATACTTCCGAGCTTGTATTGATAAAACGCCACTATTTCATTACAACTACACTGAATAGCAAGCAGGCTTTCAAACTCTTTCTTGTCGATTTCAATTTTCTTTGCCATATTTTCACTCCCTTTCTACCCTAAATATAGCACATTTCACAGGTTTTGTCAACAAAAAAAGACGGATTTTTACAATCCGTCTTCTAATGCGTTTATTTCAGCGGTCTTCTTCTCTATTTCCTTTGCATAGGCTTCAAGAAGAAGGTTTTTCGCCGTTTCGTCCTGCGGATTCTGAAAGAATCTCATAGGCTGTTGCTTGATACATACGCCGTTCGTTTCTATCAGCTTTTTATACCTTATCATTTGATTAAGTTCAATTTTCAGTGCTTCAATATCTTTCATTTGTCTTCTCCGCATATTTCGATGTTCTGTATGAAAAACGATAACCACGCTTCTTTTGTCGTGCAATCATAAGGCTTGTTAAAAACACAACCTTCGCATACAAGCTCACAGGCGGCGCACGGTTTAGGCATCATATAGCTTAATATCTTGCAAGCATCTTTTACGCTTATCAGCTTTTCAGGCGCACAATTGCTTATTTCAGGCGGTCTCTCTATCGCCCATTCATAAACTTCCGTTACGCCCCAAAGTATGCGGTAAGCAGGCTTGTCATTGAACATTTTCCCTTTTGTATGTATGCAGGAATATTTACTGCCGTCTGCGCCGCACACAGAACAGATACTACGTGCAATTGAGCAAGAGACAGAACCCTTCTGCACTTTTGACATCATTCTGTTAAGCAGGCTGAAATTCTCGCTT